AGCACCACCATCACCAGCCGTGGCAGCACCTCTATAACCAGCCGTGGCAGCACCTCTATAACCAGCCGTGGCAGGTTTTCCCGGTTCCGCATTACACTCGTTAGTACACCGTTCCTTGACAAAAGATATAGCTGCTTTCACAAGCCCCCTTATATCAAGCTCAGCGCCTATTCTAATTTTTGAAGAACAAACCTTGTCACTTTCTGAATCGTCTATTTGACCGCTCTGCTCAACCTCACAAAACCTTGACCTCGCTGGTGCATAGTAACCAAAAACATCCAGAGGGTAAGGACATGCATGAAAACCCTTCTTGCATGCCTTTATGTCGCCTGTTTCTTCATACTCCTTACCTACCTCATACTTAAACCCTCTACAAGATAAATCTTTATCAAATGCTTTATAAGCCTTTATTTTCTGTTCCATGATATTGTTTATTTTTTGTTATTTTGATATTTCGATTATTTTTTGTTCAAAGATCGGGCATTCTCTTCTGCCCAACAGGTGCATTCCATGAAGCCTGTAGCATGGCTTTTCGGGAATCGAATCGTATTTACGATATATGGCACAACGGCGGCAGATGCGATGTATACCATATTTCCCTTTTGCGCCGTAACATACCACAGGATAACCGTCAGCAGTTTTCATGATTTTCTAGACAAATGACTGAACGCATTATCCAAATCCAGGTCCAAATTCAGTTTGGACGGGAAAGATTTAATGTATTCGTACATCTTATAAGCGAGGTTGTCATCATCACCGCACCTGTCAATCAGTGTGAGCAACATGGCGTTCACCATGTCAGAATCATTGCCGAAGTTTTCCTGAGTGGATTCGCTGCAATGATTCACATCACTTTTCAATCTCTTTATCGCGGCTATGGCTGTGTTGAAGTTCCTTTTTGAATCGTGTCTGAGTTCAAAGCCTTCCTTCTTGTATTGCTGCTGCATTTCAAGAAGGTTGGTTTCTAAAACGTCCGTGAGGACAAATACGATGTTGGTTATCGTATTCAGTTTGTCTGTTCCTTGCATGATCGTGTATTTTTTATCAATTATTTTATTTGATACAATCTATTTTAAAGCCGTATAATGAATTTTCCTGCATGAAAGTATCAACTACAGGCTTTCTTGTTGAAAATCTTGCCACGGGGCTGGAAATGCGGTATATCGTTTTCTTTCTTTGCCCTGTCAATCCATCTTTGGAATTTGGCGGCTACAAGAGGACAGTGGATGCGCAGGTTCCTGTCGCGTTCCGCTTCCCATTCACGTATCTTTGTCTGCATCTCGGTATTCATGATTCTTTTATTTTGTTTCATTGCTCTTATGTTTTATATATTTCTGATTTACAGATATAAAGTTAGCTAATTTGCCACTTGTAAACAAACATTACTTCTTTTATTTACACGGCTTTACAATTAATTAACATGCTAAAAATCAGATGTTTATATTATTACTGTTATACTTTAATTGTTCGCTATAAATTAGGCTACCCTCATGGTGACATCAGCATTTTTCTGGCTTTCTCATCTCCAGATTCCGCCCGACGTTTCAATTCGTTGTATAAAGTCAGGGAAGAATAACCTTCGGGCGGAATGAATCTTCTGCCATCTATCTCATCCTGCACCCTTTTCCGGTTTATCGCGTCCAGCTCATGATCCCTTTCGGGCTTGAACTCCTTGAAGAAGGCGTTGCCTATTCTTCTGGCATCGAAAGACGCGAATGAATTGTCATACTTCCCGGCCTTGTAGCGTGCGAAAAACAGCATCAGTTCGGAAAGCTTGTAAGCCTTGACTTGTGAGGCAAATGACTGACAAAAGATTCTTATCCCATCGGCAACGCCCTTTTCTTTGCTGTTGGAAGCCCCGAATATGCCGGACACCTGTATGTCAATCCAATATTCGGAAGAGCCACAGCCGTAAAGCGCATCATACTGCATCAGCGATGGACAGTCTGCCATATAAGCCCTTTCCGGGTTTTGAAGGGCATATCCCCACTGGACCGGTGAAAACACCCTTTCAACCTCAGAACGGTCTTTCCATCTGGTCAGCCAAGCCTTCTTCGAGGTCTCGCTTATGTTGTTGTAGCAAGCTAAGAGCGTAGGCGTTAACTTCCTGTTTGTCTGTATAATTGCGCCTATTGTTGTTTCCATTGTTCCGTTGTTTTTCAAGTTCAATTTTCAGCCATCGGGCAAAATGCGATTTTGCATCTTGGGGTGATTTAACAGTTTCTCCCTCGTTTTGGAGCTTCATAAAGAACTTCTCCAAATAATCATAAAAATCAGGAGGCGCGAAATCCTTATACCCACATAAACGAGTATTCATGCAGACAGCTTCCATCCATGAACTATTAGACTTCAATTCTTCATAGCACTCATCCAGCCCCCTTTCAAAAATCCCAGTCGGAATTTCTTCATACGCGCGCGGGGGAGAGAGATAATTATCTTTGTCTTTATCTTTGTCTAATGCGCGTACATTATACTGTAAGGGCTTAGGTTCTACTTTAGGTTCATGGTTAGGTATAAGGTTAGGTTCTACTTTAGGTTCAACTTTAGGTGTCAAATTTTGATAGCTAATCTGATACCTTGTTTTGTCCCGTTGTCCTTTTCCGCCTGATTTGAATGTGATAAGACCCGCCTGAACTAATCTGTTACGTGCTGATTTCATTGAGTTGACCGACACTCCCACGTCAGATGATACCTTTGTATCACTACGCGTCCAGCTATCCACCCAGCCTAAACGATTCGCTGTTTTTAGCAAGTAAAAATAAAGCCTCGTTTCACAGCAGGTAAATTCCCAGTCTTCGTCAAGAGACCAAAACCAATTAATCAGTTCTATATAAGTCATATATTTTTAAATAATGTCCATATCTACTACAGAAGTGTTTTATTATACCAAAAGGATATTACGATAGAAATAAAATAAGCTCTATATTTTCATTGTTTCTATTTGTGGAACTCGGAAACAACTACTCATACAGAGCTAAATTATATCTTTATCATACGAGAGTTCCACCAATCGCATTTATTATTTTCACGGTGTAAAGCTAATTAAAAGTGAAGTAAAAACAATCACTTTGTACCTTTTATTTTCCCGTTATTAACTTTTTTTCTAATATCCAGTCTTATTTAACCGCAAAGCTTCCTTTTCATAGCTTAGCAGAGTGCGTAATGCATCTAACTGATGTGTTGCTGAAGCATTAAGTCTATCTAGGCGGTCCACCAAAAATGATTCTTCTTCTGCGATACTGTCAAGTAAAGCATTTTGCACCTTTGCAGACAAGCAATTTTCCTGCGCTATCTTAATAATGGTATTTTGTATTTCATCAGATTTTTTCTTTCGAAGCATTCTTTTTGCTTCAGCAAGCATTTCTCCGGTCCTTACCACATATACCATAGTAGCCGCAATTCTTTCTTGTATTTCTACTGGATTATTCTGACATGTGATATTCAGAAAATCGCTTATTTCCTTAATTTCTTTCTCCATATTACTATTATTTATGTTACTAATAATATCATTTTACACACCATTTTTATACCCATATAACCTGAAATCATCGAGGATGATAGTTATTATTCTAAATCACAATATTCGCTTAGAACCAGTTATCTAATGCTCAATTCATACAGAAGTCAAGAAAAAACAGATTGCCTTTCTCTGCCTCGTATTCATCTATATGAGAACCACAAGATTTCAGTTCTGATACCTCATGCTTTAAATTTTCGTTTTCAGCTTGCAAGCGATAACATTCTGCTTTACATTGGGCATATTCCGTAAATGCCTTCAGCATTGCCATGTACTGATTATAATCTATCTCTATCTTCATAACGATGTGTTTTTACTGTGATAATTACTCTAAACCTACCGCCCGAATTGACGGTAGGGCGTCATAAATGAGAACGTTGGTTAACCCCCATACGGCACTTACGCTTTTTATATGTGGCAAAATATTTCTTACAAAACCTGCTCTAATAATTACTTAGGGCAGGACACTTCCACGTGTTTCCATTGCTCTTAAATTCTATTCCCTGACCTTGTTTATTGAAAGTTCCGGGAACTTATTTCCTTTCACCTGCTCTGCCATTACATACATATAGCAGAAATCGGCTGCTTGCTTATAAGTTTCAAACTTGAAAACAACATTTGAACCCTTTTTTGAGACCTTGTATTTCATTGTATGAGTTTATATTGGTTTCATTATAGCTCCATTAAGACGCTGTGTAGTTCTTATGTAATCATCAAGAAGCTCTTGTAATATGAAGTCCGGATAAACGTTCACAACACCGAAACGGTCTATGTTCACCTTATTTACCGGATACCCACTTTTCCTACACAGACGTGTAGCGTCATTGCCGAGCTTCGAAATGTCACTTACATAAATGGGGAGCTTATGCCTCTGCACGTATGCAGACATAGTGGAACACCCATATTCACCAATAGCTTTTTGGGAAAGTTTTTTAACCTCATCTTCTAGAGCGCCTAACCTTAGTTCTGTAGATTTAAGCCTGTTTTCCTGTTCCACATTGGTTTTGGCCAGTTGAAGAATCAATTCTGCCTGGCTCATTTCAACGGTTGAATTCAAAATATGATCCATTGCTCTATATTTTTATATTAAAGTATTGTGTTTTATAAATTAATCGAACGGTTTATCGCTGTTCTTATATCGTTACGATAATCACGGTTCCAATCATTACGTCCCATGCGTGAACCGTAATAGGAACGGTAGTTTCTATAATCACGATTGCCGTACTTCGATTTGTATTCGGCTGCACGCTTGGCGTTTTCTTCATTAATCTTTGCTGCTTCCTTTGCTTCCGCCCATGCTTTTTTAAGGCAGTAACTAAATGTAGCATTGAAGGTATGATTGAAAATGTAATGCGCTCTCTTCATTATGTCTGATAAATTGTAACGTTTCATATATTTAGGAGTTAATTGTTATTAGTTCTTTTATTTGATGTAAAGATACAAGTTATAGCTTGTTTTGCCAAGTGAAACAACAAGAAAAAGCTTATCTTTAACTTTATTTATACAAGCTATAACTTGTTGCACAGGGAATATTACTACCTTTGCTATAAATATTAACCATTAATTATATGAGAATCAGAGAAGCCATAGAACAACAAGGAATGACTACACAAGATGTAGCTAAGAAAATGGGTATAACCCTAAGTGGGCTTAACCAGCATATATCAGGCAACCCTTCTATAAAGGTATTAACCAAAATAGCAGAAGCCCTCAACGTCCCCATGTGGCAGCTATTCGCGTCCCCGGAAGAAGTGCAACTTCCCTCAAACGCCCATTCTGTAAAATGCCCACATTGCGGGAACGAGTTCCCTGTTAGCGTGAATGTTGAACTAAAGCCAGAAAATAACGACTAAGTCAATAGTAATACATGGAAGCAAAAGAATTAAGGTTAGGAAACTATGTAAAGCTATCGAAAGATTACCAGTACGTAGGAATTACAATACCTTCCGGAACTATATTCAAAGTAGAGAGTATTGAAACTAATTCCTTATACTTGAAATGTAATATAAAAGATGGGACCTTCTATGGTAAAATTCCGGTTTCTATGGTAGAGCCTATCCCACTGATAGAGGAACTACTCCTGAAAAGCGGATTTACAAAGGAATATTACGGATTCTGCAACGATATCGAATTATCATACGGACGTTATCTACATAATGATGGAGTGGATGACGACAAACTATTTGCGTCTATAAACAGCGCCGAATACCCCTTATCCCGTACTCCCATTGAATACCTGCACCAACTCCAGAACATATACTTAGATTTGGTTGGAAAAGAATTAGAAATAGGCTATGAATATCAAATAAATGAAATGTCCTTGATTTAGCCTCTAATCTCTGTCCCTCTTAGAAAAAACAATAATAGTCAAAACAAAAATTGAAATATAATGAATACCAAAGAAATAGACAAATCAAGCCTTGTAAAAGCCCATTCGCTTTTTGACACAGGCGATATCACTAACATTGAAGTCGGTACCGTAAAAGGACTGTGCGATATCCACAAATACCTGTTTGACGGACTGTACGACTTTGCCGGGAAAATACGAACCTTGAATATCTCCAAAGGGAATTTCCGCTTTGCCAACTGTATGTACCTTGACGCCATTCTTCCGGTAATCGAGAAGATGCCCGAATCAACCTTTGAGGAAATCATCGCCAAATATGTTGAAATGAACATTGCCCATCCATTCATGGAAGGGAATGGTAGATCAACACGAATCTGGCTTGATATGATCCTTAAAAAGCAGCTTAAAAAGGTAGTGGACTGGCAAAAGATAGACAAGCACCTGTATCTTCAGGCAATGGAACGTAGCCCGGTGAACTACCGCTAAACTAAAGATTTAGCGGCTTCGGAGATACCAATACCTCCTCTCTTTTCCTGCTTCTTCCTGCCACGGCTTTTTAGGACACGAGGTCGATCATCCACCGTTGGGCAGTCCACAGGCTTGACTTTCCCACGCTCCGTGGGTAGGGCTTTCAAGCCAAATCTTTTTATGTTGCAAGCTGCATTGAAGTCCCGGTCATGATGTGTGCCACATTCCGGACAAGTCCAGCTGCGCTCGCTCAATTTCAATCCTTTATAGATATATCCGCATTTGCCGCAGGTCTTTGAGCTTGGGGCAAAGCGGTCTATCTTGACGAGGTTCACACCATACCATTTGCATTTGTATTCAAGCAGCGTGAGGAACATTCCGAAAGATACATCACTAACCGCCTGTGCCAAATGATGGTTACGCTGCATTCCTTTCACGTTCAAATCCTCCATGCAGATGGTACGCACTTGGCTGTCGTGCGTAAGCGCATAGGTAATTTTGTGAAGGTTGTCCTTACGGCTGTTGGCAATGTGTTCCTGCAACCGGGCAACTCGGATGCGAGCCTTGTTGCGGTTTGAAGAACCTTTCTGTTTACAGCTCAACCGTTTTTGTAGCAACTTCAAGCGGTCAAGGCTTCTCTGTAAGTTCTTGGGATTGCCAAACGTGCGTCCGTCAGAACATACGGCAAGCGATTTGAGACCCAAGTCAATTCCTAAAGTCGTATCGTCCTGTATGAGGGTTACGGGAAGTTCTTGGATAGCCGTATCAACCAATACGGAAGCAAAGTATTTTCCCGAAGGTGCCATGCTGACGGTAACGGTCTTTACCGTTCCCTTGAACTTGCGGTGCAGAACGGCTGGAATATCTTTCGCCTTGGGGATTGTGATTGTTCCTTTCTCAAAATCCACACGGCAATGCTGAGGGCAAAGGAAGCTCTGCCTGTCCTTGCGGGACTTGAATTTAGGGAAACCGATAGCCTTGGTATTGCGAAAGAAATTGGTATATGCCGTATCGAGATTGCGCAAAGCACTCTGCAAGGATTGAGAGTTGACATCCGAAAGCCATTCATGCTCCGCTTTCAGCTCGCTCTTCATCAGGTTTGTCAGATATACGTTGCCGAGTGTTTCCTTGCGCTTCTGGTATGCCGTGATTTTCAGATTCAATGCCCAGTTATAGACAAAACGACAACAGCCGAAAGTCTTTGCAAACAAGACCTTTTGCTCATCAGTCGGATAGATTCTATATTTGTAGGCACGTAACATCTTTACAAAGATACTAAAGTTGATGAAAAGGGCAGCTACGCCACCCAGCATTTTTCATCCCTTAAACTGAAGATTTAGGGGTTTTCAAATGCGAAGTCAATATAAAGTCTTTTCGTTCGAGGACGTACCGCACTTCTTCATGCGGAGATAAAAAAGCGAAAGCCATGCAGGGGGTTGTGGCCTACACAGCTTTCTATATCTTAATCCTCTGATTAATTCTAAATTTAATAAGTACAACCCAATGCACTGCAAATATACGGATAATTTTCAAAAGTGACACTTTAAGAGCCATTTTTTTAAAAAAAAAGAGAGGTGCAAATACACCCCTCTTACGAAGATACAGCATAACTTCACAGTTTTCCGTATCTTGATGATACATAAAAAGCGTAAGTGCCAAAAACATTTACATCATTATTCTACAAGCTGAAAACAAAATGTCAAAGAGCGATTTATTTAAAATCAAGCATACATTATATATCTTTCAAATAATTATCCACCACTTTAATAAACTCGTCTAATGACCGAACAACAACGTACTTGTTACCATTCGCCTCACATTCCTTTTGCCAGTCTTTTTGTACTGGTCTTTGGTATTCTCCCGGCTTTTTCATTTCTATACACAAAGCTCCATAGAAGCGGTTACTCTTAAGAAGTATCAAATCTGCAACTCCGGGAAGCATACCTTCATCTTTCATATAAGCACCATTCCTTGCAGAACGTCTCGCCGCATTAGGAACAGCAAATAACATATTCCTGAGATGGGGATATTCTAAACGGAAATAACTAACACAAGAACATTGTATTTTATGTTCCTCGTTTTTGGGCTTGCTACGGCTGCTTGCCACACAAGCCTTGGATTTCATCTCTTCGTAAGTCATAGTTTTATTTCTTTATGTAGTATGGCATTGTTTCAACAATTTATTTATCTCTCTTATTTCTATCTTCTTCCGACGAATAGAGACGGTTAAATCATGAACTTTTTTATCGTTGCTTACTATAGCAAGTCTTTCTCTATAAACCTCTATTTTATCAAATATAGAATCTCTTAGATTTTGCAATTCTTCTTTTGACAGACCTATTATTTTATCTTTAAAAGTATCTGCGTATGTCTTCATAATTTTCCTAATTAAAAGACCCGAAGCGTATTCTCCAGGGCACAATTATTATTTATTAACCCATGCCATTTATGTGTGGCTCACATTTATTTTAAAATCCTACTAATCCTTGTAATCATTCATGCTACCCCAACCGCCAAATATATCTTCGTCAGTTTCACCATTAAATTGGGCACGTTCTATTTCTTTGTTCATCGAATGATTTAAGCAATACAAATCACTCAGGGTTGAGCATTTTCTACTTTCTATAACGGCCCCAACATTATATTTCATTACAGATTTAACGATTGGATTATCAATGTCTCTCTTACGTACAGAAGTAAAATCACCATTACAAATAAATGGTGTTTTTAAATCTCTAAAGGCTTCACGGTCTTTTATGTACTTATACATTATTTCGGTTGGAAAAGTCATTTCAAGGTTATCTCTTTTAATCATTATCGCAACAGCATCATATAACGCCTGTTCTTCATCGGTCAGTTTAAACCAACTTATATTTTCAAAGCACCACATGATGTAACCTATGTGGGTAAGTATGATATACTTTATATCTTGCCCTTTGTATTTTCCAAAAGTCAATTTTCTTTCTTTATTCATATTAATTATTTTTTTGTGGTGGTAGCAGGACTTGCACCTGCATGATTGTTATGCTGCTCACTTTCATCTTTTATCGCCTACTATGAATAAGGCTCGCTGTTGTAGGTTTTGGTATCCGTTACCGAGTGATTAATAACCCTCGAATACTTCGTTTACCTAATATGCTGGTCTCCTTTTCGCCAACCTTCCCTGATTGGAAAAGCCACTCAACTTTGACCCTTTTGGCCACGCAAGATTTGCCCACCTTTTTGTACTATATGATTGACCCTTTAAAGTCCTGGTGTTGGTGGGCAACACTATTTTAGCCAAAAGGGATAATTCTGCGTGGCCAAAAGGGTCAAAGTTGAGTGGCTTTTCCACCGATTATCATTTCCTATAATCCTCAGCTTAGAGCATCAATCTACTGCTTAATAGCGTATCTCATTGTTCCGCCATACCATCATATTCGCCTGTCCCATCTTCACAGACCGGACAGGCAGGTTAACAAAAGATTCAATCAAAATTGAAATTATCTTCACCGTCTGGATCTTCGTCCGGAATATCATTACCGAAATCCATCGGAATGAACCAGTCTGAAATATAGTCTTCCATATCAGTCAATTTTTAAGCATTAGGAAATTCTGGTTTAACATCTGAATTTGCTTCATAAGGATAAACATCCATAATAGCAGTTTCCGCTACCGAAGCAATCACGTAGTCTGCCATTGTGCCTTTCATTCCTTCATCCAGTTTATTGACTGCATCTCTCAAGTCGGATGCTTGAACAAGAATGTTTGTGGATGTTTTCTTTTCCGCACCAGTCTTTTCATCCAATGTGATAAAGTATAACTTGCATTTAAAATACCTGTCAGCAGATTCTTCATCTGAGAAAAATATCTCAGAATAGTTGGCACGTTTTATGTCAGAAACAGTAAATTCACCGCTGATAAACGGTGCCATTTCCTCAATACATCTTCCTTCGCTTTCTGTAAAAGATAAAGAATCAAATAAATAAGATTCTGTGACTTTTTTATTCATCCCGTTTTCCATTACTTTCTCGTAACGAATTTTACACTCAAACCATGTGTGCATCATAATCATTCCTCCTTTGTCTTATTACGTTCCTTAATCATTGCATCAGCTATTTGGTAAGCTGTTTTAGCCTGTCCTTCATGATTGTAGTTTATAACACTTTCTTCTTCGGATGGGAAAAACAATGTTACAACTCTGTTCCATAAAGTTCTCCTGCGTTTTGCTGTCATCATTATGCACTTCATCGCTTCAAGCGCAATATGATCTCGTGATATGTTGCTTTCCATAATCAGTCCTCTTCTTGTATTAGTCGTTTAATCAATTCTTTTTTCCATCCTTGAATAAATCCATTCTCGTCAATATTCATAATGATGTAATCGCCATATCCGTTTTCTTTCGGGCACATTACCTTAGGCACATAGCCGTTGTAAGAAGTGATAACCTCTTTGTTTCCATCGAGAATTTCACAAGCAAAATCATCGCATACTTTGTAATGGATATTGGCGGTAATTCCTTGCTGCCAGTTTACTATCTTACCTGCTTCGATTTCAATAAGCGGTCGCCAACGCCAATTCTCGCCATGCAGAACTCTGTGTTGTTCCCCTACATATTCAGCGCATGGAATAGTAGGTTCGGCAGCAGGGCTCTCTAAATCTTCGCAATTGGTATCATACTCTCCGTTTACTTTCGCATCGTCCCAATAACGTACACCAGCATCCACTTTCAAGTAGATTGCTTCAAACTCTGTTGGTTTGTTGATTATAATTTTCATTTTCTTGCTTTGTTTTTAAGTTTCTTACTAATTTTCCTGCATTGCCTTGCTTTATCCAGCTTACAAGGTTTCCGGCAATACTTGTCTATAAGTCCGGCACATCTATCAAGAAGGTGGATTAAATTTTGTATATCTGTTTTGCATAGGTCCATAACATCAGAATGGCAAATCGTCCAAATTTTCATCCACTTGTGCGGTGGGTGCATTTACAGACGAAGAAGCGTTTTGCACCTCATAAGGCTTCATGTTACCTATATACGGAACGGATTTAAGCTCGTCCTCCGTCATGCGTTCGCGAACTTCTTTGGCGAGCGACTGTCGTATGCTGTGCGTGTCACCATACTTGCCGGGCGACTGGTTTTCCCAAGCGGTGGAGTCAATGTACGCGCCTTTGGCTTTCAGGTTATCATCTGCCGATATGAAAATGTTATTGTCTTCAATAGGTATGAAAACACCTCTTTTTGTAGATGTCGCGCCTTTTACAGTTACAACGCAGGAGTTTTTAAATTTTAGTAAATTCAATTTTATGCTATAATTCATAACTTAGTATATATTAAAGTTCTATCTTGTCAAAGTCAATGCCGCGTTCATTCATGAAGTCACCCAAGGCAATGATATTCTCACGAGTGGTGGTGACTTTGAAAGCTCTCGTTAACAGTTCAGGCTGTTGTGCTTCGGGCTGATTAATAAAAGGAGGTTGCTCGTTGGCTTTTTGTCCTGCCATGGCAAACGGATTGATCGTACGGGATTTGACTTGTTCTACTTCAGAAGCTTTACGGGCTTCTTCAGCAGCATTTCTTTCCTGCTCTGCCTTGATATGCGCCTCTTCTGCTGCTTTGGCACGCTCACGCTGTTCCTTCAGACGGTTGGCATACTGGATGGTGGATGTGATGTTGAGCATATCCATATAATAAGTACGGAGGACATCGAAATCCTCACCAAACCCCTTCAGCGTGGAAAGTTCGTTTTCGACTTTGGAGAATATGAAATCAATATCGTTGCATACAGACTTCATGCTTGCGGATTTGTTGAGCCACTCCGGTTTAAATACCTTGTTGAAATCCACAAGGTTAACATTCAATCCATCAAAGTAAGTCTTGATAGTGGCTTTCTTCCTATCCTTGTATTGCTGTTCGTTTTGCTTGACTACCGTGTCAATCTTGGCAGAGCACTCGCCGATAAGTTTCACGGTTTCGGTTACAACGTCCTTGAACTCCCCGAAAGGTTTCATGAATTCTTTCTCAATTTCAAGACGTTTGGCATTGAGGGCTTTCGCCGCCTTGTTTAAAGCTGCCTTGTCTTTCTTTGCCTGATCGATATTCTCATCGTTATAATTGGAGATATCATACATTGGCAAAGCGGCTTTTACCATATCTCTGATTTGCTTTGCGTTGGTAGTAAGACTACCTAACGTCTTTTCACTCACGACCAGTTCTAGGTCGCTTTCTTGAATTGCTAATTGTGTGTTCATTGCTCTATATCGGCTATTTGGTTAATAATATCGTCTGCCATACGAATGCGTTTTTCCATTTCTGCAAAGACCTTTTCATTTGGTAGTATGCGAACAATATGGATAGGATCTTTTTGGAAAGGATTGTAAGCAACAAAATCCGTCCAGATTGCATTACAGCACATCATGTGAGCCATACACTGATAGAAGTATTCATACTTGACTTTGAGGAGCGAATCATTGTCATAAACTTCACTCTTATATTTCATAAATGTGTTCTGAGACGGACATTTTATCTCAATACATCCACGCTCCCCAGATTCTTCATCATAAAAGAACCCGTCAGGACTACTGGCAAAGTTGGGGATAGTGGGGTGTTTACACGACCCCACTTCTACAATATGCCTTCCTGTTAACCTTGAATACAAATCACGTGCGCTTGCTTCCTGCTCTGTTCCGAATCTCATTGCTTTGCTCTCTACATTAACAGCAGACAAATACTCGGCAAATGCAATATCATCGTTTACAATCTCAGGATTCATAGCTCTTTCTGCCGCAACTTGGAAAATGTAATTCTTGGCAGTATCGCTGAACATATCACTTCTGCCGCTTTTCATAAGCAAGCCGATACTACTACCAGTAATGTTACCAAGGCGACATCTAAACCAGTCAAGTGACCTTTGTTCTGCATTTTCTATCATAACAACGTTTTTTGAATAGGTTTATCATTTGCTTTAGTTTGGGGCTGATTTACCGGCTGTTCTGCTTTTGGTTGTTCTTCAACTCCTGCGGCTTTTGCTGCGATTTCGGCAAGTTTATTAGCTTTTGCTGATTTATCAATAATTTCCTCATATTCTGCATCCTGAATATCTTCAACTTCTTCCTTGGTTAAGAATCCCATTGATATTTCAGGACAATAGGCGCGTTGCCAGAAAGCAGCCGCACGATAAGTAAGCATCAGATTTGGCATTGTAACCCATTTGCTCCCAGACTTTGTATACCACCCTTCTTTTATTGCCATTTCAATAGTTATCGGATCTGATTCAAGAACTTCTTTAGTAGAAAGTTCAGTGGCATAAGCAATACATTCAATATTATCCACATCAGTACCGTCAAACTCTTTTACAACGATTGTATTGCGTCTGTTTGTGGCATCCCACACTGTTTCATTGTATTTTACTTTACCAACCTTCCCCAGCGTTCTTTTCCGATATCTGAGTGAAGTATATCTGCCACTCATATTAATGGTAGCGATAAGGAACTTGCTTGACCATGACGGGTTTCCCTTGACAACGTAGAGATTCTGCATTATCATTAACGGATTAGCATTCATTCTCATTGCCATATCAAGCGCAATCACACAATTTCCTGTATTCCCTTTATAAGCTTCAGGAACAATTGTACTTTCAGTGTACATCTTAGCCATGCGCTGCATGACCTCAAACTGTTTCACGGTTTGTCCTACTGGTGTCATTGCAAACTCAGCCGCTTGTTTGGCCTGAATAATCTGTAATTCTGTAACTTGATTATTTTCTTCCATTGCTCTAATATTTAAAAGTTTAACAATATCTTGATAACCCCTGCGCTAAGCAAAGGCTGGTTCTTTCTTCTTCTAAGATTTTATCAGTATATCCTGACGAAAGCTTTGAAATGTGTAATTTTAAATTCTGATCAATCTGTCCTTTAACATCGGATATGTCTTCCTTGATAAGCTGAATAATTTCTTCCTTAGACGAATACCCGTATTCAGGAAGATATTCAAGTTTACATGATTCAACTTTTTTCAGTTCTTCTTCCAATTGATATAGTTCATCATACATTCTGTTCTCTTTTATAGGTTTCATAAACAATGCCTACAGCAGCCAACAATTCTTTCATTCTTGAATTTTTCTGTTCCACGGCATCATACATGGATGCTTTAAATTGAACTTCAACAGTATAATTGGCAAGTTCTTCGTGACTCATAGCCAACAGTTCTTCTTTTGTTTTCATTGCTCTTATGTGCATTTAGTTATACATATTTTACTTTTAGTATTACATCTACCGGATTATCCTTCATTGAAGAAAAAGCGTCAAGTACCTTTTCCTTAATAATCCTAATCGGAATGTCTATAATTCTTTCCTCTACAACTGAAACAGGAATCTTACTACCATTATATGTCAACAGTGTAATTGATTGAATTACATACGGACGTTTTTTATTCATCTTCATGTTCTAATCTTTTACTATGCTTCTCTATATATATTGAAGAACAAGAAAAAATAAAAAATGAGATCCAAAACCAAACATTATCAGGATTGGCAAGCAATATTACCATAATCAATGATAAAGCCCAAATAGTTAAAATCGGTGTTCTTTTCATAACTTATTGATTATCTTTTTATTATGATGTAAAACTACTTTATTTTTGACTTTTACCCAAAAAATACACCTTGAAAACATTTGTCATTAACATGATATAACAGTTTGATAATCAAGATTTTAAAGAAGCATACTTCACTACATCATAAGCATTACAATACCATCTTCCATTTTGGCGATTGGCAGGTTTCTTTTCGGCTCGTATCGCCCCAGAACCAACCAAACGAAACAGACGAGATCTACCTCCAACTATATCAGCAGCCTCACGTTGACCAAAAGTCTTATCATTAAGGACTATCTTCAATACATCTTCATCAATCATATCTATTCTTTGAAAAGGTTATTCTTATGGGCATATTGGATAAATTCAGATTTCTCGTGAATATCCAACTTTAAATAAACCGATTTAATATGGTTTTTAACTGTATGAGGGGAAAGATAAAGCCTTTCTGCAATATCCTCATTATTAAAGCCTTCATATACCAACTGCATAACTCTCATTTCCGCATCTGATATACAACAGTTGAATTGTGGACAGCAAATAACGCCCTCATATCTGCATTCACCACGCATAGGACATCTCACACGTTCAAAGTTGAATCCACCTTTTTTATCTATATCCCTGCTAGTATTATCCAACTCTCCAAAATTGCACTTGCAAAATCTATTTACCATAAGAAATTGAAAGTATGGGATATTCTGCGAGCTTCTGCTATAACACTCCATTAATGCTTTATACGCTTCAGGATAACACTCCCTTATACGTTCGAGAATATCTTTCACAAGAACAGTTTCTTTATCTGTTATCGGTTTATTGCTTCCGTCAGGGAACATGCACCAAAGTTCATCTTCAAATATGTAAAACTCTAAATCCTTCATCATTCCACACATTTTAGTCGGACCATAGATTTTCAGGAGATATCCCTGTTATTTCAGAAAGGGCAGCGATATGTTCTGGGTTATTAGGTTTCATTCCATATACAACCCAGTTTCTTACAGCAGTAAAAGACACTCCTGTCTTTTTTATCACCTCGTTGATAAACTCAGTTTTGGGATGAGTAGCATTTGGAAGATTTGAATAATAGTCCTTTAAGGTTATTTTATCACCTTCACAAAGCTTTTTGGTTGTTTTTAAATCATCTTTCATTATCTTTGTAGTGTTATATAATTAATAGCAATGCAAATATATCCATTTTGAGGATAAAATGAATATTTTTATATTTAAATATCCTTAAAATGGATAATAAAAATCACTTGTATGGATAATGGAGAAGAAAACAGGCTGAAACAGTTCAGAATTCACATGAACATGACGCAACAGCAAATGGCTGATCTACTTAAGGTCGGTCAGAATACCTATTCAAGAATAGAGAATGGAGTTACAGCTTTCAAGGATGTATACAAAAAAATAATAGAGGATAAGTATCATCTCACAACAGGATGGTTATCTGGTGCTGATGTACCTATGTTTAAAAAATACGATGCGGTAGCTGGAATTATAGAAAAGGGTATTTCTGGAAGTAATAAAGAGAAGCTAAAAGAAAAGATTTTAGAAGAACTTATAGAACAAAAACTGGAAGGTAAAAGTGATTCCATTTCTATGAGCAGAGAAGTTTTTGAACAGATATCAAGACTTACTGAAACCGTGTTGTCTCAGCAAAGAACTATAGAATCAATGCAGGAACAGAATAAAAAATTTCTTGCCCAGCAGGAAAATGTTGTCAGATGTGCTCATGTAAGTGGGTCGGATATTTCAACGAGCGACATAAAGAACCAAAATATTAATAAGGGAATAAGATGAATATATCAGATGAAGGAATAGCTATAAGCAATCGTTTTTTTAAAGCTATAGCAATATTAAAAGAACAGAAAAAGATTAGAGGACTTCAAACTTTCACAAGAAAACACAATCTGAACAGATGGAATGTGAACCAAGTAAAGTTTTATCCAGGTCGAAGTGTGTTAAAACCTGAATGGATTGTATATATACATGAAGATTACGGGATTTCTGTAGAATGGATAGTACTAGGAAAAGAACCTATTTTTGATCCAAACTGGAAAGAGCATAAATAAAAAATGTGCAAGAACTTATCCTTGCACATTTTTTGATAACTTGCAACATACTATATTACAAGCAATTAATCTATAAATTGGATAAACATTCGTAATGAATAGGTCCCGGGTTCGAGTCCCGGTTTCGGCTCAAGAAGCGGTATTCTACCGCTTCTTTTTATTTTACACTAATTGCTCTCCTCATCAAATATCTGTGATATACTGAAATTTACCCACTCCATACCAAACAATTCAATATCCGTCAAAGTTTGATTATCTTCACCTTACCTGGAATGATAGTCAGATGTACCGTACCATCCCCCTTTATCTCCACCTTTTGATATCTGGCCTCCACCACTACTTTACCGTCCAGCGCCATTACTCCCCACTGGCAAGCATTCCCTTCAAAAGCACAATAACCGCCCACAGGAATACAGATATTCCGGTAACAGGGAGGCACTACGATGTGATCTCCCCATTTCAGCCCCCACTTCATCCCCATCCGGAAAGGAAGGACATCTTTTATTTCCTCCAGCCTCTTCCGCCTTTTCTCTTCCTCATTCTGTTGCCGTTCCCGCTGTATACTCTCCGCACGCCTCCCGGCTTCCTTCCTCAGACCTTCCACCACGGAGGCAAAATCCGCCTCGCCCGCCTTAGGAGCATTACAAGCTATATACCGCTTCCCCTTTCCTTTCTCCACATGATAATAGCTTCCTTCCCCGTCCATCACCACAATGCTCCGGTCCGCCAAACAACCACAACACCAGTACACCTCTTCATCATCCCCTTCCAGCACGCAGGCGAAGACATCAAATATAGTAGACCACACAGGATCAACTAGCCGGCAAGACTTCGGAACACGGTAATCCGGTATCTTCAAGTAGAAACCATAAAAACAAAGACTGTCTTTGTGCAAACCATGCATAGAGGTATACGCCTTCCGCGTGCGGCTATGGAAAGTCTCCCCCACCCGCAGCAGCTCTATGCCGCCGTATGAAAAAACCACCGGCCTCTCCTGATAAGTTCTGTTTGTCTTCAAATCGGTGTAACAGTCACTCCCGTCCTCTTTGGTGACAGAAAGAAGTTCTCCCTTCAGGAATCTCAATCTCCGGCAACAGCCTGTCACCACCATGGGAACTCCGGACTCATCCACCACTCCTGTCCGGCCATCTTTAAAACGGACAGCAGCCCGGTTTGCACAAATATCAAATACTTCCCGGTATTGAGGAATCACTGTGATTTTGTTCCCACATCTCAAGCCCCACAAACCACTCTGCCGATCATGACAGGCTTTCAAAACAGTCCATAGTTCCTCACCGACCGGACCACCTCCTCCCAAACAAATCAAATTCCCGTTCCGAATAGCATCCAGCAGACAGTTGTGTGTCATCACAATTTCCAGTCCTTCATTCCGTTTGCTATCTTCCGATAGCGAGCAAGACACAGACAGCCCGTTGTTCTCCATCCGTGTCCGGAGCTGAGCATTTCCCGCCATCCGTCCTTCGAACATCGCCTCCCAGTCACGATCACAGACAGGCAGACCGAAAATCCGATGCAACCCTACATTATCTATCAGCATACATGATTCCTTATCATCTGACTTCCGCAGCCCCCGTCCCACCTGTTGCAAATATTTCGCTAACGAAAGCGTGGGACGAGCCAGTTGCACGAACTCCACATCGGGACAATCAAACCCTTCAGAAAAAATATCCACATTAACCAATACGCTGATCTCTCCCTGCCTGAAAGCTTCTACCAATTTCCCACGTTCCGAAGCAGGAGTCTTGCTGTCGATAGCAACGGATTTCACACCATGCAAGCTGTAATAAGCGGCAATCTGTCGGGCATGCGCAATGCTCACGGCATAGACAATCCCTTTCTTCCCTGCGGCATGTCTCCGGACGCTTTCATACAACCGTCTGATGCCGGTCTCCCGGTTCAGCACCGCGTTCATTTCCTTTACCTGATAGTCCCCGTCCGCGCCCCGTTTCTTCAACGAGTCAATCAGCCGTTGCTCTTTACTGTTCGCACGGATGGACACATAGTCAAATGACGACAACCAGCCCCTCCCGATAAATTCCACAATACTCCATGAAGTGATCAAGGTATCAAACAAATCTGTGAATCCTTTGCGGTTCAGCCGGCAGGGCGTGGCAGTCATACCCAGTTTCCTCGCCTCCGGATACTTCTTCCAAAGCTCCCGGTAGGTTTCCGCCAAAGCATGATGCGCCTCGTCAATAACGATCAAATCCGGTTGCCCGTCCATAGCCTTCCGATTTCGTGATAACCACTGGATGGACATCACTTTCACACTTCCGTCCTCCTTCCTCATCCCGTATCGGGCAACCGTTTCCTCTATCTGCTCCACCAGCTCCCTGCGATGTGCCACAATCCATACCCGGGTGTCGGAACCACACAAGAACTCCCTCACTATGGCGGCCAGCAGATGCGTTTTTCCCGTACCGGTGGGCATCTGCACCATCACACTCCGGTGAAGTTCCCACTCTTCAAAGAGGCGGGTCTTCATCTCCTGCTGGTAGTCACGAAGACAATCGTCCTTACAATACATTATGCGGATGCCGGTCGCCACCGACAACAAAAGAAAGGAAGGCCGCAT